TGAATATATTAAAAAAGTTGGTGTTTTGAGAAACTCAGATATTGAATTAGAGTTAGTTCAAAACTCTGACTTTTTTTCTGTTTATGACGCAGTTGAGGATGTTATATCTTTAGGATGGGAAAAATCTGATTCTGAGTTTGTAGTTGATAGTAACTATAAAAGATTAGTCTTCAGATACGGAGATACGGTAAAGTCCGTTGAAGATAAATTATACGAAAGGGATGTTGTCCTTTCATATGAAAAAAGTTTTGTAAATCATGAAGAATAAAGAACAAAAAATCGTAAGACTTCTTGAAGAAGGTTTCTCATATGAGACTATTAAAAAGATGTCTAATTTACATATTAATAAAATATGGGAAAGTTTGGATGAGGCCGTCGACACCGTTAGTACAACCACAAAAGTTTACGGAGACAGTGACCAAGAAGAGTTTAAAAAGGATGTTAACAACATAATTCAATCAGGTAAAAAAGGTCAAGTAGGTACAACTGAGACAGGTGATGATACTTTAACAACCAAAAGTAGTGAAGTTTCTGAAGATAGTAACTCTGATAAATCTTTAGAAAAAGAGTCGGGATTTAATCCTTATGATGGTAATAGTGTAGGTAATGATGACGGACCTAGTAACTACGGAGTCAACCCCAACGCAGGGGGAGACGGAATGGGGATTGCAGAAGAAGAAATTAATGAAGAAGAAGTGATAGAAGCCTTATTTGGTAAACCCAAGAAAAAGATGAAAAAACCTATCGGAACTTTAACTACTTTAGGTATGTTTGAACAACAAGAATTATCTGAAAAGTGTTGGAAAGGGTATGAAAAAAAGGGTATGAAGACGATGTTCGGTAAAGAATACCCAAACTGTGTTAAAAAGAAGAAAAAAACACAAAAAGAAGAAAAAGTTAGACAGATTGAAGAAAATATTGTATCTTTGATTAAGAAAACTAAAGGGAAAGTGATAACTAAGAAAGATATTTTAGAGGAACAGCCTAATGTTGCTCCTGTTAAACCTTCAATAAAGCCAGGGGTGAAACCTGAGAGAGGTAACCCTTATAAACCAAAACATAGCCCAAAACCTAAGGCTGGAACAGAAGTTAAACCAGCAAAACCTACGGTAAAACCAGGTGTTAAACCTGAAAGAGGTAATCCTTACAAACCGAAACATAGTCCAAAACCTAAGGCGGGTGAAGATACAGGAGTACCTGAGTTCTTAAAATTTAATAACTTAAATATAAAATTTAGAGATGAGTGATTTAACTAACAAAATACGAAAGGCTGTGAAAGAGCAAATCGAATACGATGGTCCTGAAAGAATGGATAGAGAAATCGAGAGAAAAATTTCTGGTGGTGAAACACCTATTTCCGATAACCCTGCACTACCTGGTAAAGAAAACGATGAGTTTGACAATTCTTTTGCTGAATTAATTGCTTCTACGAGATTTAAAGAAGTAGTTGATAGAGTAAAAAACTACACTGGTATGGAAGAAGTGTCAGGTCAAAATGCATTTATGCAATTGCAAATGATGTTAATGCAGGCGGTACAGGAAGTTAAATCTATAGAATCTAATAATGAGGGTTATTTAGAACAATTATCGGTGGACTTAGTTAAACAAGAGTTATCACTTCCCGATGATGCGTTTCAATATGATGTAGAGTTACAGTCAATGCCAGGTCAAATAGATACGTCTAATATGATTTCTGAACCAGAAGAGATTGATGACGAGGAAGTACAACAACAATTTGGGGTTAGTTCAGACGAGGCTGAAGACGATTTAGAAAACTTTATGGTGGCTTTTGAAAAGTTTGATTTAGAGAAAGCCAAAAGAAGATTCATTAACTCATTAATACAGGGAGCGTCAAAAAAGGGTCATTACATGTTTCACCTTGTTGAGGAACAGTTAAATAACATTAACCCTAGATTACTAAATCTTTATGGTGTTCTAATGTCTATTAATGATTTACTTTATTGGATAATGCCAGACCAAATGATTATGTCCGCGGCCGAAAGTGGTGATGGGGTACAGGGTTCTGAAGAAGTCGATGATACGACAGACCCACCCACTATTAAAGCTAAAGGTCTATTCTTTCCTGTATTAGTACATGAATTAATTAAAGGTGTTTATGAGGTGCTAGGTACGTCAGGATTACCCGATGACCCTAAGGCCGCTGATATGGTTATGGGTCAAACTGACACACTACCATATGAAATATGGGATTTAAGATTAGGTCCCGTTATTTGGGACAAATTTAAAGCATCATATCCCGACAAACTATATGAAGACGACATGAGAGAAATACAAAATTATCTATTCTCACGTTTTTCAGCTTTATCTACAGACGAATTTTTTGAAGTGGCTCGTTTAATTATTTCAGGTTCAGACGAAGGAAAACAAATTGTTTCAAAAATGGTTAATGAAATTATTGAAGAACTTAAAGGGTATGAGTATGAAGATGCAATGTCACAGTATACTGATGATGATGACGATGACGATAGCGATGATGGACTTTCTGACCTATTGGGTGACTTAGGTATTTCCTTAACATAAAAGTTATTTAAAATGTCTATATGGCGTTAACAAAAGAAAAGGTATTATTAGAATATGCGAGGTGTGTAAAAGACACCTCGTATGCATTAAAAACATATTTACAGACTTATGATAATACTCAGTCTAAATATGTTCCTTTAAAATTATTTCCTGACCAGGAGTATTTAATAAATGATTATGATACCTTTGAAGAAAATATAGCTCTTAAATATAGACAGGCAGGAGTATCTACCGTAACATCCGCTTGGATATCTAAAAAGTTAGTCACAGCCTCTAAAACTAAGCCAGAAAAAATTCTTATAATTGCCAATAAACTTGATACGTCTGTTGAGATGGCAAGTAAAATCAGGGCTTTTATGGACCAGTGGCCTTCTTGGTTCGGTGTAGACTTCTCCAACGAGAAAAACTCTCAAAGACATTATAAATTAACTAATGGGTGTGAAGTAAAGTCAGTCGCAACATCAAAAGACGCACTTCGTGGATATACCCCTACGATTCTTGTGTTTGACGAAGCGGCATTTATTGAGGCTGATAATGACTTTTGGTCTGCGTGTATGGCATCCCTATCTACAGGAGGTAAGGTAATTGTAATATCCACACCTAATGGATTCGACCCAATATATTACTCTATTTACGACCAGTGTTTAAGGGGTATGAATGACTTTAAAATTACTGAAATGTTTTGGTATCGTGACCCTCGGTACGCTAAAGATTTAAAACTTATTAAATGTAATGATATTGTTCATTATATGTTAAATAGGGAGGATTACAATGACGACGAAATTATTATTGAGTATGGTCATATATCTCCTATGGAAAGAAATTTTGAAGAAATTAAATCTAAATTTCTTGAAGGGTACAAACCGTATTCTACGTGGTTTGAGGGTATGGCTAAGAAACTTAAGTTTGATAGACGTAAAATTGCTCAGGAATTAGAGTGTAATTTCTTGGGTTCAGGTGATAACGTAATACCTAATGATACTGTGGAAAAAATAAAGGAAAACTTTATTGTTGAACCAGAAAACAAGTTTATGGGTGGTGCGTTATGGCAATGGAAAGAACCTGTTGTTGGTCACAAATATATTATGGGTATTGACGTATCTCGTGGTGACAGTGAAGACTTTACTACCTTTTGTATTATAGATTTTGATGAGAGGGAACAGGTTTTAGAGTATTTAGGTAAAATACCTCCTGATGTCGCGGCTGAGGTTGCATTCAAATGGGCGACAATGTATTCAGCATTTGTAGTTATCGATATTACTGGCGGTATGGGAGTTTCTACCGCAAGAAAATTGCAAGAAATGAATTATAAAGATTTATATGTTGAAGGTACTAATGTTGCCGATAAATGGAAGTATAACCCCTCCACTATAGAGAAAATACCTGGTCTAAACTTTAATTCGAAGAGAGTTCAAATTGTGGCTTCTTTTGAGGAGGCTTTAAGACATAATTTTATTGTTCGTTCTACACGTCTTATGAATGAACTAAATACTTTTGTTTATGTAAACGGAAGACCTGACCATATTAAAGGTCAACACGACGACCTTATTATGGCTATGGCCATGGCAATATATGTCGGCGAAAATTCTTTCACTAAACTTGAAAAGGTGACAGACCAAACAAAGGCTATGATGGAAAGTTGGTTGGTTAATGAGACTCCAGTAAAAAACTCATCTAAGGAATTCAATCCAGGTTTACCTGTAATGCCAGCCAATCAACACAATCATCATAGACGAATTGATGGTTACACTAAAAAAGATTATGAGGATTACGGTTGGTTATTTGGAGGTAATCGTAGATAACCTTTAATTAAATTAAGTAAAGTTTATATTTATTTAAAAAAAGATGGCTGATAATAACAATTTTACTATATGGCAAAGGTTGACTAAGGTATTTGGACCGGACTCTACCTTAGACCAACAAGCCCCAGTTTATAATTTTGATAAAAAACAAATATTAAAAACTACCGACAAAAAAGAATACGAGAGAGAGAAATTACAAGCTCAACAAACATTATATTTAGGTCAGCAATGGCAAAAAATCGAAAACAATTTATATACTCAAGCCGTTTATTATGAACCCACACGTTTAGCATCTTTTTATGACTATGAAAGTATGGAATATACTCCTGAAATTTCAGCCGCTTTAGACATTTATTCTGAAGAGTCTACCACTCCCGACGAAGATGGGTATATATTACAAATTTATTCTGAAAGTAAAAGAATAAAATCAGTTTTAGCCGATTTATTTAATAATAGATTAGATATTAATACTAACTTACCCATGTGGACACGTAACACATGTAAGTACGGTGATAATTTTGTGTATTTAAAATTAGACCCTGAAAAAGGTATTATGGGGGCACAACAACTACCTAATATTGAGATTACTAGACAGGAGAGAGGTATGAAGATTAAACCCGAAAGGAACTCAACTGAAAGTGAAAATGACTCATTAAAATTTTTGTGGCAGAATAAAGATATTACTTTTAATACGTGGGAAGTTGCTCACTTCAGATTGTTAGGTGATGATAGAAAACTACCATACGGAACATCTATGTTGGAAAAAGGTAGAAGAATTTGGAAACAGTTGATACTATCAGAAGATGCTATGTTAATTTACAGAACGTCTAGAGCTCCCGAAAGAAGAGTATTTAAGATATTTGTAGGTAATATGGATGATAAGGATGTCGAACCTTACGTACAACGAGTGGCTAATAAGTTCAAAAGAGACCAGGTAGTCGATTCAAACAATGGAAATGTGGACTTAAGATATAATCAAATGGCTGTCGACCAAGACTATTTTATTCCCGTTAGGGACCCTAACGCACCTAATCCTATAGATACATTACCAGGGGCTCAAAACCTATCTGAAATTGCCGATATTGAGTATATACAAAAAAAATTATTAACTTCTTTGAGGGTGCCTAAAGCTTTCTTAGGTTTTGAAGAGGTAGTTGGAGATGGTAAAAGCTTATCTTTACAAGATATTAGGTTTGCTAGAACTATAAATAGAATACAGAAATCTATGGTTCAAGAACTTAACAAAATTGCTATAGTTCATCTATATCTTTTAGGTTTTGAAGATGAATTGGGTAACTTTACTTTAGGATTAACTAATCCGTCTGCACAGGCAGACTTATTAAAGATGGAGCAATGGACACAAAAAATACAACTTTATAGAGATGCGGTTACTGACCCAGGTAATGGTATTCTACCTGTTTCATCGTCTTGGGCTAAGAAACACATTCTTGGATTTAGTGATGATGAAATTAAGTTGGATATTCAACAACAAAGAATGGAAAAGGCAGTTGCCGCTGAATTAGAAAAGACATCTGAAGTAATAAGTAAGACAGGTATATTTGCTAATATAGACAAGTTATATGGTGATAGACCTGGTGAAGGTGGTGATGCTATGGGTGACGAAACAACAGACTCCGGAGTAGGTGATACGGCAGGAATGTCAACTGGTGACTTAGGTGGTGACTTAGGTGGTGACTTAGGTGGTGATTTAGGTGGTGACTTAGGTGGTGACTTAGGTGGTGACTTAGGTGGTGACTTAGGTGGTGACTTAGGTGGTGATACCGGTGGTGATACCGGTGGGGAGATAACTCCTGAAAGATTTATTAGTAATAAAGATTTAGATATATTATTAGAAGATGATTTTATTAATGGAAAAACTACATTAGACTTATCTAAAGGAAGACAGTCGTTAGGTGAAATTGAAGATAAATTGAACGCATTACTAAATGATTGATATTTATAAAATAAAATACCATGAATTCATTCGGATTAATAAAAACTAAAATCGAAACTTTTTTTGAGAAGAATTACAAAAAAAATATTTTTAAAAAAGGATTAAAAGAATTTAAACATTACGTTATAGATGATAAATCTATTTCTGAAGCTTATTACATATATGATGAGTTATCGTCACAAAAGGGATTAAATGAAAGTATAGTTGATGATTATATATCAGAATCATTTGAACAATTAAGAGATTTAATTGATAATAATCAAACTAAAATTAACTCTTTAGGTGAATGGATTGACGGGTTACTAAAAGAAAATGTGGATAATAGATATCCCGATATTGACTATCAAATCTACACTAAAAACGTTGTGAAAAATTTAGAGTCTCTTTTAGAGTCTAAATTAAAGATTAAAAACAATTTATTAAAAACAATAGTAGTTAAAGAAAGTACATCAATTAATCTACCTATATCAACTATGTTAAAAGTTGCGACTAAAACATTTAATGATGAGTATGTTACATTAAATGAGTCAGATAAGAATGAGTTAAAGTATTTTATTTCTTTAGATGATAAATCATTAAAAGAGGAAATATCCAACACAAAAGACTCAGTAATAGAAAAGTTAAACAATAACCTAAACGAATCTACCGATACCGAATTAAAAGAAAAATTACAAAAGACTATTAATAAAATTAATGAGTCGGAAAATAGTTTAACGTCTTTATATAAATTAAGAAAATTAGAAAGTGGACTTATTTCATGAGAAAATTTTTCACATCATTATTAGGTGACGTTGATGGTCAAAAATCATCAAAAAGATTTGTTACTATAGTAGCATTTTTCATGATGTGTGTTGCATTTGTTGCAAATATATTTATGGATATTCCTCTACAAAAATACGTTTGGGACGGTATGATGTATATTGTAGGTGCTGGGTTAGGATTCACAACACTTGAGAAATTTTCAAGGACTAAAGGATTTGAAGAGTAATGTCGGATAGAAAATATCTTAAATGGTCTAATACGACCGTAAACGACGCAGACCAATATGGTAATGTATGGAGTGCAAATAATATCGGTAACGTTCCTTATGGTGATTTAGAGGGGTGGTATATCGGTATTAACCCTCCAGTAGGTGGGTATACATGGTATAGATATGATACGTCAGGAAATGGTCCTCATATAAATTGTCCCCCTAATGATACTGAGTTAGTAAGATTTTATAATCACAAAATGGGGACATCATTCTCGAATGTACCTCAGGTAGCCGATGCGATTGAAGGGGACGACAATCAACTATTAGATGGTGACGTAGTAAGAGACGGATTACTTCTGTATATGGACCCAAACAAAACTTCATCTTATCCTGGTACAGGCACGGCAGTGACCAACATTGCTCCGTCAGGTAGTACTAGTAATATTGATGGAACTTTAACTAACGCATCTATGTGGGTTAATCCCGGTGGAGGTTCACCTGCTTACTTTAGGGTTGAAACAGATGACTCATCAAATATAAAAGTATTAACTTTTGATAGTGAAATATCAAGAGCCGGAAACGGAGACTCCACACTTTTATTCTATTGGTGGAGCGATTATAATGGAGGTAGTCAATACTCTAACTCACAAGCGTTTTTCGGGGGTAAGTTCGTTAACTATATGGCGTTGAGGTCTTTAAATGGTAGTACTACAAAGTACTGGCCCGAGGCGGAAACGAACGGTTTAGGTGAACCTGAGGGTAACCATGATTACTTTGCGCAGGCGCAGGATGGGGATGTTTTTAATGTGGGAGAGTGGAATAGTTGGGTTTCCGTTTTTGACAGTGGTACTGCGAGTAATTGGTATAACGGTGCGGAAAACGCCACTACTTATGCGTTAGGTTCCGGAACCACACACAGTTTTCCAAGGTTAGGTTCTACATTTACAGGTAGTGGGGATGGTGACCGAGGAGGTGATATAAGAATGGGAACACTACTTATATATAATAGAGTTTTAAGTGATGCTGAGATAAGAAAGAATTTGGATATTTTCGACCAATGGTACTCTAACAGTTAAAGGTCGTTTCTTTTTTTATTTAAGTAGATAGCTTTTTTGTGTTCCTCCCTTCTTTCAACCGAAGGTTTCGTATACTCTTTATTTTCATTGATTTTCTGCATCTGTTTAGTTCTATAAACTTTATATTTATAGTTCTTCAAAGCGGCTTCAATATTCTTATTTTTTACCTTTACTATTAACATTATACGGTTTTATATAATATAAATATGTGTTTTTGACATATTACCATTATTAGACTATATTTTATTTAAATAAATAAACTTTTAAAGTTATGTTATAATATGAAAAAAGGAAAAACATCACAGCTAAAATTATTTAGTGATGTGAAATGTCATTATGGTACGGTAGATGCAAAAAATTTAAAATCACTGTATATTGTATTACAGACGTGGGTAGAACCCATAAAAGAATTTGATAATTGGGAAAGAGCAACAAGTTATTTAGAAAAAACTATAAAACAGACATTACATGAGATTTGTGACCCTTTAACATTTGAGAAATTTAATATAGTGGATTTAGACTTAAGGAGTAGTGGAATTCAAAAAGGTAAAAGGAGTTTTATGAACTTAGAAATAACTTTATTCGTTAAAGAGATAACAGATTTTAAATCCCTAATCTTGAGGGAAAAAATAAAAGACATACTCAGAGCGGTCTACAAAGACAACATAAAAGGGATAAATTATTTCAAAGTACATAAGAGTAAATCGACAAAAGAGTTGGTCTAACATATTTATAATAAAAAAAGTATGAAAATATTAGGACCAAACGATATAGGTAAAGGTATTTTAGTTGAGTGGGATGCTGGGTCAATAAACCCTAATGACGGTAGGAACTCTAAAGTAATTAAAGAATCCTATGGTCAGTTAGAACACTCTAAACCCTTTGAGTTTTATGCGACTTTACAGAAATTTGATACGCCAAATAGAAACGGTAGAGTATATCCTGAAAAAAAATATTAAGACGTGAAGCCGATAATTATAAAAAGGCAATCGAAAAGGGATTATCGATATCTGAACTTAACCACCCCGAATCTTCTTTAATTGATTTAGACCGTGTTTCACATCTTATAACAGATGTGTGGTGGGAAGGTAACACTCTTATGGGTAAGATTAAATTACTAACCTCACCAGGTTTTCATGAAAGAGGTGTTGTGTCTTGTCCCGGTGACCAAGCAGCTAACTTAATGAGACAGGGGGTTACTATGGGAGTATCTTCTCGTGGTGTTGGTTCATTAGTGAAGAAAGGAGAAAGAAATGAAGTCCAAGAGGATTTTGAATTGATATGTTTTGATTTAGTTTCATCACCTTCAACTCCCGGAGCTTATTTATTCTTGAATAAAGACGATAGAGGTAAGTATGAAGAAAATATTGAAGAAGAAACTCAGAATAGAGCTACTGAATCAAATGTAGATAGTAGTTTAGGTAAAAGTGTTGACTTAATGAAAAAGTTATCCGATTATTTAGGTTATTAAACCTTATTAAAAAAAATAAAAATGGACGAAAAATATTTTGTTGCTAAAGTACAGTATGACCTTCCTGATGAAAATTCGGGTAAGGTAAAAAAAATCAGAGAGGAAAAATTAGTTAAGGGTTATAACGTAACTGACGTTGAGGCTAAAGTCACTAAAAACTTTAAAGATTTTGTTTATGATTGGAGAATCACTGCTTGTGTGGAGAGTAAAATCGATGAGGTGTATGAATAATATACTTTAATATAATATTTTAAAAATTAAAATCGGGACTAAAATCCCGATTTTTTTTTGCTATTAGTTATTAAAATTACGCTTTTTTACTAATTGACATATTTATATGTAAACTATAATAAACTTTTTTGCAAAAAAAATAAAATGGCAGACAAAAAAACACTAGTTGAGGAAGCTTTATTGCAGATGGAAAATCTACAAGAAGCCATTACAGAAAACGCAAAAGGAATACTTGCTTCTACTATGAAGGAAGAAATCAGTGAATTAGTAAAAGAATCTCTCGAAGAAGAAGAGATTGAAATGTCTGATACAGAAATGTCAGAACAAGAAGAAGTTCTTGATTTAGACATTGATGTGGATGACGATGGAGAGGATGACATAGAAGACGCCCTTGAAGACTTAGGTCTTGATATGGGTGATGATATGGAATCTGATAACGACGAAGAGTTAGAGTTGGGTGATGAGGAAATGTTAATGACTGATTTACCTGGTGATGATTTAGAGGTCGATGATGAAGAAGAAGTTCTATTACCACTTGATTTAACAGGTGCTTCCGATGACGAAATTTTAAAGGTCTTTAAGGCTATGGGTGAGGATGACGGTGTCATTGTCACGCAAGACGAAGAGGGTATTAATTTAAAAGATGATGAAGCAGATGTAGAATATGAGATTCGTTTAGAATCTGAAGATAAAGAAGAAGCTCTTGCAGAAATGGAAGAGGAGGAAGTAGTTTATGAAATTGAACTCGGAGAAGATGACGGAAATTATTTTGGTGACGCAGCTGAAGACGACTACTCACAAATTGAGAAGTTGAAAAAGGACGCACACCACGATGCTGAAGAACATCACAAAGAGGAACATTACGAAGAGTATGGTGGTAAAAAAGGAGATGAGTCTAAGTCCCGCAGAGATTACGAAGCTAACGAAGGTAAGTATGGTGGAAACAAAGGCGATGAGTCTAAGTCCCACAGAGATTACGAAGCTAACGAAGGTTCAGTTCGTTCTAATGTTAACGGTAGAATGACTAATAAAAAACCGAATAACTTTCCTAAATCTCTTAAGAGACCGGCACAAAGAAACGAGTCAGTTAATAAAGAAATTGCACAGTTAAGAGAAAAGAATGAAGAGTACCGTAAGGCGCTTAACATCTTTAAAGAAAAACTTAATGAGGTCGCAGTTTTTAATTCTAACTTGGCTTACGCTACTCGTTTGTTCACTGAACACTCTACGACAAAGAAAGAAAAAATAAATATACTAAGACGTTTCGATGGTGTCGAAACTATTAAAGAGTCAAAGTCTCTTTATAAGTCACTCAAAGAAGACTTAGGTGGAAAAGGACAGTCGGTTGTTACTGAATCAGTACAATCTAAAGTTCAAAAATCACCATCTAATGGTTCTGCGAATAACTTAATCGAGAGCAAAACCTATGAAAATCCACAGTTCTTAAGAATGAAGGATTTAATGGGTAAATTAAAATAAAAATAAAAATTCCAAAAAAATATTAAAATGGGAGCATTATTAGAATCAGGTCTAGTTGGTAACATTGGTCTTAAGCACTTAAAAGTTATCAAGGAGGACACAATCAATAAGTGGGACAAATTAGGGTTCCTCGACGGTCTTAAAGGACACATTAAAGAAAACATGGCGCAATTGTATGAAAACCAAGCGTCACATTTGATAAACGAAGCATCTGCTTCAGACAGTTCAGGTTCATTTGAAACTGTTGTTTTCCCAATCATCAGAAGAGTATTCTCTAAGTTGTTGGCTAACGACATTGTTTCAGTTCAAGCAATGAACTTACCAATCGGTAAGTTGTTCTACTTTGTACCAAAAATTCAAAGTGGTAATGATGGTGCAGGTTCACACAGACAACCATTCGGTGCACCCGGTAACACCGAATCAGACCCAGCTGCTGGATATGACTCAGGAACTAACCTTTATGATAGATTTTATGAAGGAAGTACACCAAACTCTGACCCAGCTGGATTATTTGATTATTCAAAAGGTCAGTGGAGTGCTCAAACAAAAACTCTTGTTCCTGCAGTATGGAATAACGGTGAATTAGTTGCTACTACATTGGCGTTAGCTTTAGGTGCTGCGGCAGGTACACCTGGTACAGAAGCTGCTGACGGTAACGTTCGCTCGTTAATCTTTGTTTTATCAGGATTTAGTTCATCAGGAGCTGGTAAATTAATCGGACCTGATGGAAATGAAATGGATACTGAAGATTTCTTAGCTTCATTAGAAACTTATGAAAACGGAGCACCTGATACATATTTTAACTTTAGAGTAGTTACTCAAAAGTACGGTAAAGGTATTGTACAGTATGGTAGTGAGCAAAAAACTACTTTCTATTCAGGTAGTCATCCTGGTCCTGGTGGAAGATACGACGATATCTGTGATGTCACAGGTAAAATCTATTTAGAGTTAGACTTCTCAACACCTGTTGTAGGATGTCCAAACTGTTCAATCGACGGATATACAGGAACCACTATAGCATCAGGAGATACTTTTGCAGCTTATTACAGAGTTTATGAAAGTCTTGAGTTTGAAGATAAGATTGGTGAGGTTTCATTTGACCTTGACGCTGTTACTGTTTCTGTTACAGAAAGAAAGTTAAGAGCACAATGGTCACCAGAACTAGCGCAAGACGTCTCAGCATTCCACAACATTGATGCGGAAGCTGAATTGACAGCATTGTTGTCAGAGCAGGTTGCTGCTGAGATTGACCGTGAAATCTTAAGAGACTTAAGAAAAGGTGCGGCTTGGAGTTTAAGATGGGATTACAACGGTTGGAGAAGAATCTCTAACGGTTCAGTGAACTATAACCAAAAGGATTGGAATCAGACATTGATTACTGCAATCAATCAGATTTCAGCTCAAATCCATAAGTCAACTTTAAGAGGTGGTGCAAATTGGGTTGTTGTTTCTTCTGAAATTTCAGCTATTTTTGACGACCTTGAATACTTCCACGTTTCAAACGCTGCTCCTGACCAGGACCAGTATAACATGGGTATTGAAAGAGTTGGAACATTGTCAGGTAGATATCAAGTTTACCGTGACCCTTACTTCCCACCAAACACAGTGTTGTTGGGACACAAAGGTTCATCATTACTTGATACTGGATATGTATATGCACCGTATGTACCGCTTCAGTTAACACCTACAATGTATAACCCATTCAACTTTACACCAATCAAGGGTATCATGACTAGATATGCTAAGAAGATGGTGAACAACCGTTTCTACGGTAAGATTACAGTTGATGGAGTTAGAACATTTGACTTAAAAGAATTAAGATAATATCTATCTTAATAGTAAAAAGAAAAAGGGAACCAAGTCGGTTCCCTTTTTTATTTCTTACAACTTCTACAATTAGATTTTTCGGTCTTACAAATTTTAGAATCTTCACCATATAACATACAACGTAATATCATTAACTCCATTCTGTGTGACTTAAAAATATCGTCATCATTAGATTTATGACCTTTTAAAGTTGCACTTGTAATCTCTGATTGTAGTTCAATAATTCTACTCGACAATTGGTTCTTGGTCATTTTTTTCGTCCTCTGATAGAGGTTGTGGAGTAGTTAATGCTCTAATTGCTTTTGACACTACTTCAGACTCCTCTATATCATATATACCTTTATTGTGCGCATATCTTGCGGCATGTACTAAACAAAATAATGCTTGGTCTAAATTCATTTCGTCTATAAATTTATTTAACTCATGAGGTTCTCTATAATTTATAGTATTAAATAGAGTATTTACATTTTGATTTTCATTTTCCATACTAATTCCTTTTTTACTAATATTTATTAAAAAACTTAATAAAGTAAATATGGATAGGTATATTTTATCTGAAGATTTAGCCGTATGGTTCGGAAAAAAGAAAAAGAAGAAAGGTTCTAAACAACCAAAAGGTCCTTGGGTTAACATCTGCAAAAAAAAGAAGGGGGGTGGTCACCCGTCTTGTGGTAGAAAAGATTCTGATAAAGGGGGTTATCCCGTATGTAGGGCTGCAGGTGTTGCCGGTAAAATGTCACAATCCGCAAAAGACTCTGCTTGTCAGAGAAAAAGAGAAAAAGAAAAGAAAGACCCACAAACAGGTAAAGGGCAAAAACCGACAAGAATTAAAATTAAGAATCATAAAAAGAAAAAATCAAAAAATGAATCTATGTATCTTAAAAATATAATAAAAGAATCTATTAATAAAAAAATAATAGAAAAAAATATTATTTCAGAAGAAATGAAATATCACATAAATAATAATTTATCAATAACCGATAATATTTTTAGACATGGTAGTGAAAAGTATTTTGAGATTGTAAATGAGGCTAGACATCTACACAAAAATGGATATCGGTTTAATGATTTTGACACTGAGATTTTAGAGTCTGAGGTTGGTACTTTTGTTAAATTAATTAATGGGGATACCGTGGCCTTGGACTTTCCCTTTGAATATGCGAACTTAAATGAAGCTGAGTATAAAGGTAAAAAAGTAAGTTTGAACAAACCTAAGTCAGGAGGCTCAAAAAAATGGTATGTTTACGTAAGAAACCCTAAAACAGGTAACATAAAAAAGGTAAGTTACGGCTCTCCAGTTATGACGGCTAAATGGAATGACCCGGCAGCGAGAAAATCATTTGCCGCTAGACACAGATGTAAAAAGAAAAAAGATAAAACAAAGGCGGGGTATTGGGCGTGTAGGGCTCACAAAGATTTCGGTAAAAATGTATCAGGTAGATTTTGGTAATGGTGTACTCACAAGAAAACATTACAGACAATAAATTCAAACGAGTTTTTTCTTCAGAAGTTTCTGAGAAAGAACTCGTTTGGCATAGAGATAAAGAAAATCGTATAGTTGAAGTATTAGAGGATACGGATTGGTATTTTCAAATGGACAACGAGTTACCCATACCCCTTAAAAAAGGAGTTAAATTTCAAATACCTAAGGAGACCTTCCACAGAGTTATTAAGGGTTCTAGTGACCTTAAAATCCTTATAGAGGAGTATTAAAACCCGTATTTAGCGGGGGCGACTTTAAAACTATAAGATTTATCTGTATATGCTTTAGGATGTATATCACAAAAGTAATCAACAGCCCTATCAAAGGTGGCGGCTTCAGTTTCCAAGATTAACTTATCTTCTTTTAATAACTGGTAAGTTCTGTAGTTAACACGATTCATTTTCAATATGTTTTTACAAATATAAGATTTATTTATACACTAACAATAATTTCCTGAACATTTTTTCTCACCATCTAAACCGGGCATCGTTCCTTTACATACTTGTACGGCATAACCATTAGCATATGCTGATGGGTAAACCTCATACTTGGATTTTGCTGCGTTAATACCGCGAGAACATAAAGTTGTATCTTTCTTTTTAGATTTCTTCTTTTTTTCGGATATAATTTGTTGTACCATTTCAACTAAATCTCCTTCTGTTAATTTAATACTTTTCATTTTTTGTTAACTATTTGAAATTGTAATTCTCGTTTATAGGTATTAACCTCTCTGTCAGTAATGACTTTTATGTCTATGAAATATTCATTAGGTATCTTATCTTTGGTATCGAATATGAAATAGTATCCGCTAGCCGTTCTATTAATAGATGTCCAATCTTGGACTTGTACTTCAGTCATCCCCTCTCTCACATATATTCTATAGTAAGCGTCAACGTGTGTTAATATCTCCTTTGTGGTATATGCCTTTTTTAGTACTACGTTAACTTTTCTAATATCTGTATTTAATATTTTTTCATCTTGTTTAATCCCATAAAAATCAAATCCATATATCTTAGGTTCATTATCTTCCATTCCTATTTGGTATAAATCAGATAATGAATGTAAAACAAATTGATTTTCTACGTTATTTAACGTTACCCCATTAACAGATATACCTTTCCATGTGTCATAAAACACACAGGGAACCGAAGATGACGTTAAACCACTAACATTAACCTCGTACACCCCTTTAGATATTTGACACGTTGTAAGGTCATTAAAACCACTTACAACAGACCCTGTTGAGTCTAAGATATCTACCGTTGGGTTTGAGTCAAAACTTTGGGGGTTACCATATCTAAATGAGTATAAATATAACTTATTATTTCTTTTTTCGTAGAAGGTATTTCTATCGTCTTGGATTAAATCACCATATGAAGTTTCTAAGAACGGCTCATAAAAGGTTTGAGTATGTCGAGAGAAAAACCCAACAGAATAATTTTCAGTAAGACCTGATATGTTTTCAACATCAGGTACGAACGATATTCCCCATCCCGTAGTTCCTGTTGTGGAACCTGTTATTATATCGTTTATCTCATTAGTCATATCAAATTCAATATCCTCATTACCAAACTCAAAATGTTGAGTATCGATAATCGTTAAACCTGAATAGTTTAAACCTGAGATATTTGATATCGAATTAGTATTACTATATAAACCTTCTTCGGACCAATTTTTAATTGTACTTCTTTGAAACCAATTAACAGGTCGGCTTGAATATGATTTATCCGTTTCTATTATGTTCTGTACTGAAACTGTATTAGTACTGCTTCGGGCTTGACCTGCGTAATAGTCAGTTCCTACACCTTCGTCCCATGTTTGAGGGTCTCCAGTTGAACCGGATGTTTTGGGTATTCTAAATAGGACTAAGTCAAAAGATGTTGCCCTTCTTCTACCGTTAGACCATTTTTCATTTAATAATTCTTCATCAAAAGATGAAGTATTAGTCATTTTTAATTTATGTGTGAGATTATAACTACAACCAGTAGATATTTCACCTGACGAGACTTTTGATTGTAAATCGTCAATATCCACATCGAATATAAAACGAGTAAAACCTATAGGTGATATAATATTATTTACATTACCATAAAATAACTCCACAACAGGGTTCCTACCCGTATTAGTGTATGAATTATATAATATAGTGTCATTTTTACTAAAATATGAACGATGAAGTGACATAGATAAGTTTTTTATATAAATATTCAGTTTATACGAATATTCTTATTTAAAATCTTATCTTGCGCATTTAATAACTCCTCAAGAAGTTTATCTACAGTAACACCATCCGAACTTTGTTTTATTGGTTCTAATCCAGGGTATGCGTGAACATGACCAGTTAAAAATCTCACAATAAGATTAAGTAAATCTATTAACTCCTCACCTCTAACCATAGAGGATGTTTTAGGTTCAATCTCATCTGCCACTAAATTTTCATTTATTCCATATAATGTGCCGGACAAATCAATCTTTCCCTTAATTCCTGATTTTTGTGATTTATGGGATAACAAATAAATTTCATCACCACCTAAAATACCAACAGATTTATTAAAAGGTACCACTTTTTTAGGTACAACATTTTGTTTTGTAGGTTTAAATGGTACCGAATCTGTTTTATTTTTATCATATACTAAACTATAACCTTTACTTGGACCATCGGTAGGTTTGATAGAAACTTGAGATATAATACTACCCACATTAAACACTACTTGGGGGTTAGTTGAGGAATTTACACCATTTAAAAGTTTGTATAAACTTTTTTGAGGTCTGAAATAAAATGGAAAGGTACCACCCTGGTCAAATCTCTGAGGTCCTGATATAAGAACGTTTTCGTTGTCGTCAAAATTTGATAACCCTTCTAATAATTCTCCAGTAAGACTACTTGGTGTTGTCTCATTAACTAAAATCGACGAGATACTTCCTTTTACGAAACCTTCTAAAACTTTATTAATTAGGGTCTTTACTTGATTCACACTTTTTGACGAGAAAGATATTTTAGTCATTAAAGATTTAGAGGATTCAGGTATAGGTAAATTTACCGATATTGATTTAGTAGATACACTCAACCCATCCTGTTGTGATAAATTATAAATATAAATATTACCTCTAAACTTACTCTCTTGATTTTCAGGGTTAATAATATCGTATTCTATTAAAGATTTTAAATTTTTATCTTCTGAATTAAATATAAATTTTTTTTCTGGTGTACCATAAACGGTTCTAGAATCAAATTTACTTAATTGTAAAAAAGCGCGCTTTTCATTTTTTCTTGGAGTCTGACCTACTTGAAAATTTTTATTTTTACCAGCCCTTAAAAGTACGGTATCATCTTTTATTACTATATCACAAGAACCTCTACCGTATAATGTTACATCATTAGGGTCGGCATATATACCTTTAGAGTCTTGAATAAAATACTCCCCCTCTTCGTTTAATAAATTTGGGAACGGTTTATTTCTTGAACCCTCATCTAAATTAGTAACTGATGAGTCATAGACTTCTACATTTGATGTGGTTGGAGAGCTGTATACCCCTCCGATATAGTATTTATCTTTACTACCTTTTCTGGTTATATTATTATAAAAAAGGTGTACATACTCATTTATTTTAGGAGGTGTATTAATAAAAAAGGGTAACAAAGGTTTGAAAACAAAGGGGTCTTTTTCGTCCCAATTTCGATAAGTTTGTTTACCAAAATTTTCGTTAGCAGTTTCTCTATCAGATTGATTTTCAGTCTTTAGTATTGCCCTAATCCGACCAAGTCTCATCGGGTCGTCATTATTAATACACTGACCTTTATATATTAATTGTGAATTTAATATATCCCTATTATTACTTTTACCTTCAAAACTCATGACTTATTTCTAGCTTTGTATTCCTCTAATATATTATTATAATTTTTTTCTAAAGAATCTAAATGGTGAGTAAGTTTAACTAAGAGTTTTTTAGTGTCCTCAAAATCTTCACTTATTAAACCTAAACCAAACTCTAATTCTTTATTAGGTAAAGATTTATAATTTAAAATAACATTTTTTAATTTATCGTCCATGTTTAATAACTTTTTCCACCCGCTTTTATCGGAAAGGTTACACCCCCACCAAAAGCCGCGACTGCGGTTGGGGGTACCCATACTTCAGTTTTACTATTGTTAAGACTTTCTTGATTATTACCTTTTAATTGTTGAAATATAGATGGTAACATTAAATTAGGTGAACCGTCAGGCATATCACCCGTAGGGAGACCTAATTTTTGTAAATTTTCAGTTACGTTAGCCATAGCTCTGGTTGGTGAGTATCCTGGTAATAAATTTGCAGACGCAAGTGCGAAGTTAGGGATACCTGTACTACCTCCTGTCGGTATTAGTTTTAATAAGTTTAATATTTCATCTACAACACTCTTACACTGACGCCAATCCACAATACCCGATACAATTTGTATTAATGCGTAAATAATAGAAGTTATAATGCTTAGCTGTGCATTTTTAGACTCCTTTACTATCTCAATTAATAGTGTTTCAACTAACTGTCTTAGATTGACTTTTAATAATTTAAAAAGTTCTTCAATAAAAATAGCGCCAATACGACTAACCAAATTAATTAAAAAACTTTTCATATTTCTCATAAATGTTTCAAAACCTTCAATCTCATCAATTATAACACTACCTAAAGATTTTAATATTACCATTAAACCTAATAGTACTTTTGGCGATAAAATAGTTAGGACAACTGACTGTGGTATTATTTTTAATATCCCACTTTTTATTGATGCGTTTATATTAAGACCGTCAGGTAGTTGTAACTTCCAATTATCGTCCTTAGACATATTATCCACAACTTCTTCAATAAAATAATCAATTTTTTCATTCTCAGGTAATAAGGACATATTTTCTATAGAATTCGATAAAGACTCTACGTTTACAGGAACTTTAATATTATCACAATCTTCAAACTCAGTAACACCATTTACCATGTTATTTACTTCATCTTCTATGTTCCTTAAGTCTATAGAATCCATCTCAAAAAAAGATTGGTCTAAAGTTTCTAAAGCCGAATTCTTAGCATTTCCTGAGACATCAATCTCTTGATTGTTATCAAAACAAAGACCAAGAATTCTCTGTACTATCTTTTCAAATTTCGACTGTTCCTCCTTCTCACTCGTTGTTACATTTGCTGATATATCGATAAAATTAGTAAGAGAGTTCATAATTTTAACCGAAAGACCATCAAAGTTTAAAAAATCAATAGACCCATAATAATCTCTTAAAAAATCGGAAACTCTATTTAAATTAGGTCTATTTCTTAATGTTATTTCATAAAAATTACCATAATATGTCGTACCATTTTTAACGTATGAGGTAACATAACTAATATTCATAATGGGGTTGTTGGCGGAACCTATATAATCACTACCATATTCGTCGCTAAAAGAAAAACCCTCATTTTGAAGTCGATTATATAACTCCTTATCCATGGAATACGGTTGAGCCCCATTTACAGGATTATTTAACTCATATAAAATACTATTAAAACCTTCTTCGGGGTCTTTTTTTAAAAGTTTAAATAAATCTATTTGATTTACTCTCACGTATATTTTATTAGGACCACTATTATCGTCATTACCCTCAAAAGTTTGTTCTTGAGAGCATCCAGCAACCTTCATACTCTCCTCAACTAACACTTCTGATATTCTACTTTTAGTGTTTTGACTAGCTAAAAGAATTTGCTTTAAAAGAAAATCAATACTTTTAGAATTTTTAGCGGGATTGGACGGCATAGACAACTTAAACAAATCTATTAACTCCTCAAACTGATTTTTTATTTGTGTTTGTGCTCTCTGCTTAACATCACCCATCGAATTAAGCTGTTTTACTGCCTCACTTTTAGACAGTTCAAAATTATCACCACTAGATAGTTTTTTTAATTTTTTTTCTGTTTCCTGTACGCTAATGGTAGCACCATAAGAAACTACTTTTGATGACGCATCATTAAGTCCTTGTTTAACGTCTGTAGCCATAATTAACTCATTTTATAACCATCTTTATTATTATCCTCAGTATCTTTATTAATTAAAGCTTGTAACACATCGTCGTCCATTTCCGCTAAGTTAAAATCATCCTCACTATTGTTTGTTGATTTTTCCCATATTGACGACTGTAGTTTAGATAGTGATAATTTTTTTTCTATGGTGTCGTTTATGATTTTTTGTTGCTCTTTAATAACAGGACCTATAACCGCCATATCTTCAGCACCTTTCAAAAGGTTTAACATTTTATTTTGTATACGCACCGCAGTTGCTCTCTGCTCGACAAGTTCATTATATATTTCTTGCATTAACCCTAAAACAGAGTCTTTACTTAAAATAATTTCTTTCTTTTTTGGTCTACCCATAATAATATAAATATTTTGAATTTATATTTTATAAATTATTTAATTTAACACTCAAATCAAAGTATAGATTTTTAAACTTTTTCATAGAAGTTCTTATCTCTTTCGTGGTTAAATTAGTCATTTCTCTAAGTGATAATAATATGATATTCTTATTAAATTTATTATTATCCGTACCAATAAAAATATCCTCATAATTTTCAAATAACTCAATTAATGCATATCCTAATTTTAATTCATTATTATTTAAATCAGTATTATCAATAAAAGTATTTAATTCTTTTATGAACTCTTTTATTATTTTTTCTGGTAATAATTTTTCATACTCTAAATAATATACCATATCAGGTCTACTTTCTAATTTAGTCGTGATATCCTCATATGATATTTTTCTATTTTGTTCTTTTTGGTCTTTTATTATTTGACCCATTAAATAGTTTTTACATATAGTACCAAAATAAGAGTAAGCCTTTTTATTTTTATCAGGTTTAAATTTATCAACTTTAGTCATTAAAAATGAATGGGTATCATTATGAATATCCCTGAACTCCATATTTTTACGATATAACTTATATCTTCTAATGATAGATTCTATCATTTTATCTAAAGGAGCCCTTAAAAACTCATTATATATGCTGTTTTTTTCCTCCCATGTAGAAGCAGTCAAGAACATCCTAACCGCCTTCTCCTCTCTTACATCAAAATAATTTTGAGATTTAGCTTTTCGTCCCCTCTTACCTTTAGTTTCAGGATTTACAGTATTTCCCGTTTCATTTAATAACATTAAATATCAATCACTTCATATTTTATATCTCTATCATCTTTAAAGAAATGTTCTTTTTTTGCTGATTCAATCCAAAAAGAAACTTCTTCTTGAGTTAATGGGTAATCTCCATTTTTATAATTCCAAAAAATTGAACCTTCCCTCATATTGGAGTGTTTATATCCAATTCTAGGTATAGTCATAATTTCTACAGAGTTATAAGTTAATCTTAATAGTAGTTCATACACAAAGGTTAATCTAAACGATTTCTTAAACCCCCCAAAGTCGTCAAATATTGATTTTTTAAATACCATTCCACTCGTTTGGAAATTCTGATAGTTTAGTAATACCTCGTTGGTTAGTATTCCGATTTCACTGTTCATGTTAGCTGCGAATGTAGCTTCATTAGTAAATCCAGCAAATGTATCATTTTCGTCAGTATCAACAACGATAGGTAAAAACCCTTTTATGTGTGGGTAAGCGTTAATATACTTATAAACGTTTCTAAACCATATACTTGATATCTCATCATCAAATTCTAATACTGTCACCCATTCGTGAGATGACTTTTCAATACCTAAATTAACTTGAGTACTAAAGTCCGTGTCTCCTTCATTATGAATAACATTAGTGGTTAACCCACTAAAGTCCGTATTATTAATTTGTTCAACTAAACTCTCTTCTCCTGAATGGACTATAACCAACTCAATATCATCTACAACATTTTCACCTCTTACAGATTCTTTAATTTGTTGCTGTACTGAAACAATACAAGATTTAAACAGGTCTGTAAAATTTTTATGTTTAGAAGATTCTACAGGTAAAACTACTGATATATTTAATTTTTCCATTTTAATTAATTTTCTTCTTCTACTTTTATTTTTTCTAATTGAACCTCAAAAATTTCTCTACGAGAGTTAAAGTAACTCTCAAATAATTCAATAACCGAAGATTTAAAGGAATCGTCGTTTTTATACTCTTCAGAGGTTTCAATTCCCTTATCGTACAATTCAATGTTAACATTGTCTTCTAACCAATTCTGTATGTACTCCGCAAGTATATCATGAATGTTATTTAACTCATATGTCCATATACCATTCTTATCATTTAACCATTCTGGCTTCATATTTGGAACCTTTCCGATTACTGGGGTATTGCTCGCCATTGATTCGATAGGGTAAGTACCGAACCCTGAAATATCGTCAACCCATACTGAGACAAACGCGTCTTTTAAATATTCCGCAAATTCTTTAGTATCTAAATTTCTCATATCCCTAAAAGTAATCCATCTATATTGAGGGTATTTTAAATAAAAAGTTTTTATTATTTTCATAGTATCCCTTTGGTCTCTTGTGTGAATAGAGACAATTGGTTTAGATGGTAATGTTTTAGGTGTAAATTCTTCAGTAATCAGTGGTTTAATTATGTCGTAAGATATGTTTTTCATTATTTCTGAAATATATTTCTTTTGAGTTTCACTGGTTGTGATGCATTTTAAAAATCCGTATTGTGACCAAGATGTACCCGCTTGTAATGTCTCTAACATATGGTCGTAAGCCTGACATAAAACAATTTTGGCACATGTCATTTTTGATACTTGTTCCATAACATGACCATACACTTCAGGTATTATGATAAAATCTTCAGGTGAAATTTGTAAATTTTGATTTTCTATCGATGAATGTGTAATTTCCATATATTTTTCACCCATCCATGATGAAACACCAGTATAATCATTTTTTTCATGCATTATAAAGGTATTATAACCTTCTTCTTTTAGTGTTTGAGCCATTTGATATGACATCCTAACACCGGCCTTAGGATTACCTTTAGTATCCTGTACCATAAAATAAATTCTAGAGGACTTATCACGTAAGTTCTCGATAGACTTTTCTACTTTTAGTAACGTTTCTTCATTCATTTTTATAAATGTTTTAGTATTTGATGTTTTAATAATGTATTAAATGCAATTTTAAAGGGAATACTTAAATTCTTAACTGAGTGAATACCTAGATTCTCATCAACTTCCTCACGTTCAGTCATAATAACCTCAAGCATCATCTTTAAAACTTCAAATGAAACTAAGTTTATAGTTTGTTCAGTTTCACCACTTACTGTAGGGATAGACATATCAATCGTATCACTTAACTCATTTAAATCTATGTAATACATTTCTCCTAAAATTTCCAACATAGTATTATATATTAATTTTTTTTAATACTTCAGATAGTTCTTCAATGCTAGAGATATTGTAATCCCCATTAAACTCAGAATTATATGTAGTTACTACTTTTATTATAGTTTTATTATTATTTTTTAATGATAATAAATCGGGGTTTGATGTAATAATAACATCAAATGAATCGAAAGTATCTGATAAAGTAACTTTCGAATAGAATTTAATATTTTCAATTAAACATCCGTATTTAGATAGGAAAAATAAAGTCGCCGGTTTGGATTTACCTATCTCATCTGAGATTATTGTTATTTCGTTAAAATCTCTAAAATCCACATATATATCATTTAAAATATTAAATGTGTTATTCTGCATTGATGGACTGTGTCCGAATATTTCCATGGGGAAATCAACATAAAAAAAATTATATAAATCTTCTGACTTATCAAACTTAAAATGGTCAATTAAGTTCAGAGAGGTCACGGGTAAGTCTAATTCATAATTAAAAGAATCTTCATTTTCGTCTTCTTTAACCCATTCTTTTGTTTCTTCATTATAGTGAGAAGACGATGATTCAGATAATTCATCTAAATAAAATTTTTCGTAAACCTGAGCTGATTTACTAAAAACGTCCCTAACCACACCATTTAAATCTATTGCGATTTTCATTTTATTCGTACTTATCTAAAATTTTACTTATTAAAGGATTCCTTATAATATCCTTATTTTCAAACTCAAAAACTCCGATATTTTCAATAGTTCTAAACCTTCTTAAAGCGTCATATAACCCTGATTGTGTTTTATCTCTATAACGGTCTGTTTGTTCTACATCACCCGATATTAAAAATTTAGAATTAAAACCTATTCTAGTTAATAGTAGTTTCATCTGAGATGGGGTTGAATTTTGAGCCTCCTCAAAGATTAAGATAGAATTATCAATATTCATTCCTCTCATATATGCTAATGCAAAAACTTCAATAACATCATTTTGTTTTAATTTTTCTCTCGCTTCTTTACCTATGATTTTATTTAATAGATAGTAAGACGGAAAAATATAAGGGTCTAATTTCTCTTCTAAATTACCCGGTAATGAACCTAACTTCTCTTCAGCCTCAACCGCGGGTCTAACTATAATTATTTTTTCATACGCGTTATCCTTATTTAAAAGTAAATCTATAGCCGCTCTCATGGCGATAAAAGATTTACCCACTCCCGCGGGTCCTGAACATATTGTTATTTCGTTATCTAATAATGATTGATAGTAAGTTTTCTGATTATCTGATAAAAACTTCTTTCTTGTTTTACGATTTACTATAGAATTAATTAATTCCTTAACGTTACTAAAAGAATTTTCATTACCTTTTTGTTTTGTAGACATATAATATTATTTTAAATAATAATATTCAGTATTTATAAAAAATAAATATATATCGTTTATTATCTAACGCTTCTAATTCCCTGTAATACATCCATCCAATGGTCACACAGTTCATACATCATAGATTCAAAAGTATAATCAGGATTCCATCCTAATGTTTCTCTAATTTTTGTAGAGTCACCTTTAAGATAAGGTAATTCTTCAGGTCTCATAAATTTTGGATTTTGTACGATATAATCATTATAGTCTAAGTCTAAATAATTAAATACCAAATCACACATCTCCCTAACTGAATGAGTCTTCATTGTTGAAACTACAAAGTCATCTGCGGTATCATGATTTATAATCGAATGCATTGCTCTAACATAGTCTTTGGAGTGTCCCCAATCTCTATAAGAATCCATATTACCTAATTCTAATTTATCCTGTAATCCTAATTTAATGGAACAGGCGGCTTTAACCACTTTATTAGTAACAAAATTACTTCCTCTTCTTGGTGATTCATGGTTAAATAATATACCGTTTACTGCGTGTAGTCCATACGCCCTCCTATAGTGTCTTACCACATTGTAACCAAACACCTTAGAACACCCATAGGGGGATACTGGATTCATGACAGTAGACTCCCTTTGGAAACCATCACCCTCAATAGTTAACCCAAACATTTCAGATGACGACGCTTGGTAAAATTTAGCGTCTGGACATATTCTTCTATAAGCCTCTAATATATTAATTACTCCTACCGCGTTTGTTTGTACTGTAAACTGAGGTATATCAAAACTAATTCTAACGTGACTTTGAGCTGCGATGTTATATATTTCATCCGGCATAATTTCAGTTAATAATCTTTCAATTGATGTTTGGTCTAGTAAGTCTCCATAATGTGTGTGTATATTTCCATTTTTAAACGCTTCGGTTAATCTTGCCGATTGGTTTTCTGCTGTTGAGTTTCTTCTCACCATACCATGTACCTCATACCCTAAGGATAGGAGATATTCCGATAAATACGAACCATCCTGTCCGTTTATACCGGTAATAAATGCTTTTTTATTCATATTTTAAAATGTGATTTTTTTATAATACCCTTATCGTCAACTATAATAGTATTCGGGCTTTTCATAAATTTAACATATAACTCATCAAAGTCACCCCTTTCCTCTAAAAACATAGGTATCATTTCACCCTCATCATTTACTATAGTCCATAATTCGTATTCTTTTTTTATTTTTTTAAATACTTTCATTTCTGACACGTCAGGCCAATCATTTACGCTCCATTGGTGTGGTTTAGTATTAATAGCCTCTTCTATTTTATCCATCCCTAATTGTGCGGTCTCAGGAGTCATATAATAATGATACCCCATAGTTGAGATATCTTGGTCCCTCCATGGTATATCAGGTAATCTACCGTCATAAGACATTTTTTTTAAACTAATGTAATCGTCTTTATTGTCACACAGTATCATACCACCTCTACCTAGACTTAAATGTTTTCGAAATTGAAAGCTCACACTCATTAATGATTTAGGTATGTAACTGTCCTTCTTCCATAGAACTGCTGCGTCAATAATCCTACAGTCATCAGTATGGTTTAGGGTGTAATAATCAACCCATTCCTCATCCCTCCACTGTAAGTCTATATTTAATTTATTAGATAAAAAAGGTATAGATATATATGTTCTTTTAGGTACGGAAATAGAACTAACCTTTTTATGTATCAAACTCAACTCAACCCCGTGGGTACAACAATCAACAGCAACCGCGTACGGTGAGCCAAAAAACTCTGCAATTTTTTCTTCGAAATCTTTTATTTTATTAAAACTCATTTTATGTATTTTTCATATATGTAATCTTCGGCAATTGGCATTTCAATGACCGACTCTAAGTTCTCTTTTATTGCGTCCAACTTACTATGATACAATTCTGATGTTAAATCTCCAATGTTGAAGTTATCGTCTAGAGTTATTATACCATCCGTATTGAACACCTCTCCAATTGAAGGTGTACCGTAATATATTGGTATTGTTCCAGTAGCGAAACAATCTGTTAGTTTCTCACTATACATTAGTGGGTAAGTTCCATTCTCCATAGCAATGGAAAAGTAGTAATCATTTAACCCATCATCTTTGTTCTCTATTGCATTAAAACCACGTCCAAATAAATCTACTTGATTTCGATACGTAGAGACTATGTGTTGTCTGTACTTATGTTCTGGACACATAACCTTATTTGAGGCTATCATTGACACTAATTTAGTCTTGTCATGCATACCAGCATCCTTAACCCAGTACTTAGCACTACAGATAACTAACTTGAACTTATCACTTAATGATAGTAACGAAACATCATGAGTAAAAATTAATTCAAAGTTATCTTCCAAGTACTCCACATTGTTAACACACCAAGCATATAAACCATCGATTATAGTTTTTGATTCTGATAACCATCCGTAGTTTAATTTATCTTTATTAACGGGTGACCTTAACCCATTGTCGATATGAATAGATATATTAGCTGAGTTATCTTTAACCCAAGACATATACTCCGTAGAGTGTCCGTAAGATGAAGAGTCTTGATGTTGGAATCCACCACCGACCATATTTATTTGTGTCATATTAAATGGTATAAGTTTCTTTTATTCTTTCTGAGAACATAGTAGTAACAATAGAAACCGCTGATGTCTTTGCTCTTAAAAAATAATCACATTTTGTTAGTAAGAAAACATCTTTAACCACTTCATTACATAGATTTATGTTATGATTATTTCTATCATTTTTAATTCTTTCATATGGGTCCATACTAGATGTTCTATATATGTCGTTTTGATATATGACTGGAATATTAAACGGGTTAGTATTGTTAATGTGCTCTATTGTTGAGTTATCATCAGTCGCAATAAAGATTTGTTTTATTGTCGGGTTAATCTCAATGATTTCTTTGATTTTATTTATGTAATCTTCAATGGGTGATTCTAATCCCGTATTTTTCATATCACCTAATCTAATCTGACAACCTAAAGTTTCCACACCCTTAATCTTAGATTCGTAAAAAGCATCAATCTCATCATTAAGTTCATCAATCAATTTAAAGCGTTTAAAGAACACTTCTCTACTTTTAACCATAAGACCATCAGAATGTTTATAGTTACCGTTATATTTGATTATAGGTGGTCTAGGTGGTTTAAGTTCTATTAATACTTTATCACTTGTTGGTAAATTATCATCTAACCTCGTAAAGTAACTATACCATGAACCATCACCACAAACAGAATCAGTACCCATTTCAACCCAGACATTATCATCATCGGTTAATAATAACAATTCATTAACTATTATCATTATATTTCCAGCCATACCAACACCAGCTAATGGTTGTCCATTAATTAGTGGTACAAATTTTAATACGTAATCCATTATTGTAAATCTTTAAATTCTGCTTTTAACAATGGCATAGCCTCTTGAGATAGGTGTAACTCATCCATGATGAATTTACTATCGGTCTTACCATTAGTTAATAACATTTTAGTTGTTATTTCTTTGAATATAATATCATGTTTAAGACACATCTCTTTTAGATATTCGTTAAAGGTTAATGTCATCTTATTTCTAAATACTTCATCTTTATATTCATTGACACTAGAACCCCAATTTGGGGATGAAGGTGGTGAACCGTAAACACCAATCTTAACAACGTTTAAATCCTTTAGAGTTAATATTGTTTTCATGTATTGCTCCACACATACCTTTATACTTTCATCTGTCGTTATATTTTGTTTTTCGCCATTACTACCGATATGATTTCTAATATCTATCTCACCATAACAAGTAAATAAATAATCATCCATGGACATCTCATATTCCGTAATAGCTTTGGTTATAGTTGGAACCATATCCATTGAATTGAATGCTGTTGTTGACCCTATCTTTATGGGAAAGAAATATGGTACTCTTTGTTCGAACTTATTATGTGGTCTTAATGATTGGAATACACCATCGTTTAACGTATAACAAGTTTCAAACTCTGGTTGTATATGTCGCTCACCATTATCTTCCTTTGTGTCAGTACCAGAAAATACTGATACGTGACTATCACCAATAATGTAAATCATAATAAATTATTTTTAATAAACTCTTCCATATAGATAGGGTTCCTAATATGACAATTAGTATCTGATAATTCACGCTTTAAAAACCCATCTTCATTAGAATACTGTTCATATACATCAAAAAAGGTATAACCATATTTGACACAATATTCTTTTAGTTTTTTATTCATGTAAATTGTGTAACGCTTTCTATCTTCGTCAGTTCCAGTTGCTGGTACACCATTATTAACACCCCAAACCTCTGTCCATAAGTTTAATGGATTCTCTCGTTCTAGTGGTGGTACTACATTGTACACACAAACCTTTAACTTAGGAAAACTTTTAACATTTATATCTATTGTTCTAAAGTAGTTCTCAACTAAATCATCAATAGACTTCTCCCAATTTGGTTCGTATTTGTTTATGTGACATCTACAATCTATCTCACCAAAACAAAACACAACAATATCGTGCTCATTAACATCTTTAACTACTTCCATCTGGTCTCTACCAAAACTATAAGCCAATTTACCAGCAATATGATTGGTTTTTATATTTAGACCTTCAATCACCACACCATCAATCTTAACACCATCAACAGTACCAGAACTCCAAGCACCAAAAAATGTTGAGTGACTATCTCCGTATGTATGTAATGTTATCATTTAATCTTTTTTGCGTATTCTAATATTTTTTCTTTATCTCTAATCTTAACTGGTTTGGCTGGACTTCCAACATAGATAGTCCAAGGTTCAGTATCTTTAGTTAATAATGAATTAGCACCTAGGATAGAACCTTCTGCTAGTGTAACGTTAGGCATGATTGAACAGTTAACACCACAACCAGCATATTTACCGAACTTTACCGTTGAGTAATTAATAACTCTATACTCCTTCGGTATTGTTGGTCCTACTAAACCAGCACCTGTGTAATCTTCACTACCACAGACTATTTTTGTTCCAGCTGCAACAAATGAAAAGTCTTCTAAGATTAACTTTGAATCCGCACCACCAATTACCGTAACGTCTTGAGCAATATGAATATAGTCACCCATCTCCATAGCTGTTGATATTGTTACACCATTGTCGATTGCATTATGTGAACCTATATCACAATGTGATGGATGTTTAATTATTACTCTATCATGAATAAACACATCTTCACCATATGTTTTAAATTTATCCATCATATAAAAGTTTTATCTAATTTTTGACCCTCATAAGGACCTGTCTTATATTCGTATACAATTGTATCGTCCTCTAAGATTTCATACGTATGACCACCGTAAAGGGTAAAACTGGCATCACCCGGTCTCAATATAGGTTCAGCAATTAACGTATCATCAATATCAAAAAACTTACATTTAACACTACCCTTAATGACTACCCATGATTCCTGAGCAATTTGTTCGGTATAGTGTCTATCTTTTGTTATGTGTTTATGTGGTGGAAATGTTTTACCGTTAGCCATTTTTAACGTGGCACACTGTATAAAATTATCTTCAGGAACAACTTCATGTCTTCCTTCGATTTCATCTAATCTATTGATTATATGTAGTAACTTATTTTCTTCGATTTTTGAGTATATTTTTTCCATAGTATTATAATTTAATCCATTCTTTAGGTAATATATCTTTTGATGTGTCATTAACATTAATGCCAAACCATATATTAGGACCAATGATTATTTTATCATTATTATTATTTAACCATGCTCCCCACCATGAAAAACTTGAGTTACTGGTGATTACGTTATTACACATGGACATCAAATATAATTCAACGTAATCCTTTTCATTTTCAATAAAATAATACTCATCTCCGATAAAATTTGATTTACACCATTCGATATCATCACTAAAGATAATAAATTTTTCAGTATTGTTAAGTAATTCTATTGATTTTTTGTAATAGTCTACAGATTGAGTAGGATGATGTTTTGGGAATTTTAGATAATCACCTCGCCTAACATGTATCGCGGTTGTTTTTAATTCTAAAAGTAACTTATATTTAATATTAATAATATCTAAAACATTTTTAGGTACCGTTAAAATCTCTTTTATCTTTTTTTCATTTTTTTTAAAATACTTTTCAGATTGAAAAAATCCATCAATAATAAATTCATTGCCTTCAGGTATTGTGGAGTCATAATGAAAAGGATACCTATAAGTTTTAAGTCCCTGAGGTGGTTGTTCAGTTAGTAGCTTATCAAATAAAGAAAGATACTCTATACTGTGTTTTATTTTTGAATTATAAAAAGAATCATTGTTAATATTAATTAATTGACTCATTAAATTAGGGAATGAAGCGTCAACACCTTTATCGATAGCCATTGATAATGTTGCTGCAATTTGAAAAATCATATTTCCTAAACCGCCTTTTAAATGACAATATATCATATTATCTAATTAATCTTTTATATTTAGGTCTATTTCTTAATACTTTAACCGCATTATTAACCTTACCCATATTAACTTTATGGTCATTAAGTGGATTTTGTTCATTATACACATAATTAACTTCATTCATAAATAAGTAATGTTCTGGTCCTGCCATTTCAAGCATCGGGAACATGAATGATAAATCACCAGCAACTTCCCAGTAATTACCGTTATCGTCCTTTAAATAATCTTGTTCGATTGACCTCCAAAGAAAAGCTCTCCATGTTCTAAGATGTGATGCGGTAAATCTGTCCGACCTTAACGTGTCAAAATTTCTTGGAGGCGAGGCAAATCCTTTTGCACCATTTGAATACACAAATGAACCGTTAGCAATCCATATGTTTTCATCCTTATAAACTTCATTAATTCTATGTAAAGTATTTGAATCCGGTAACCAATCATCCCCATCAATCTCAACGATTATTTCATTATCGTCAATTTTTGGATTATTACGAATAACTTGGTCATAATTACCTGGTTGGTAGAACTTATCCGTATTTTCAATAAGAATGAATCTATCATCACCCTGAATCATATTCTTGACTTCTCTAACAGAATTGTCTGTTGATAAATCATCTGTTATGTAACATTTAAAGTCCTTATATGTTTGTTCAATGATAGAACTTAAACATTTAACTATGTATTTTTCGCAATTATAAAGTGTTGTTACTATTATCATTATTCTATTATTTCTTTATATTTTTTTTTCTTCCTCGATGTCTAATTTTTCATCCCACTCTTTTATTGTGTCGATATAAAGTTGTTTTATTTTTTTGGCTACCTCGGAGGAATAAAATTTTTGTATATTATCAGGAGGGTAAGTCAACTCCTTATCCTTTATATTACCTTCTTTATCAATATCATATATCCAAGATGGTTTACCACACATCCAACTTTCAATGGTGGTTCTACCTAATAAAATACCTGAAGTTTCTGAACATTCCTTTACAAATTTTTCTATTTTATTTGTCGGTGGGAAATGTTTAATATGACTTAATTTAAGTAACTCGTTAAGATAATTAGATTTATTTTCACCTACTATCCACAATTCTTTTTCTTTAGATTTTGCATATTCAGAGACATCTTTAATTGTTTTTTCTCTCAAATAATCAATAGTCCCTACAAATAGAATATATCCATTATCTTTTATATTATCAGTGTTAAATCTTTTACTACTAACTGGATTATAGATTAGATTTATTTTTTCTTTCTCGATGTTATCTACTAACTCTATCTTTTCCGATATTTCCGGTCTAATCGTAATATATTTAAGTATTGTATCATCTTTAATGGGGTCTTCTAATGAAATTACCTCCGAATGAATCGTAGATATTTTTGGTAAATCGGGATATAATTGTAATAATCTTTCCGTAATGGGTTTATGTTGAGTGTGGACAATATCATAGTCATAACTTCCGTTTCTATATATCTTACCTTTTTCAGATTTAACGAACCCATTAGGTGTTTTAAACCCCATAACACCATCCCCAACAATGTAACCTGGTGGTTCATTATGAGATAAAGTTTTTATTTTGTCCATTCTTGCGATTTTAGATAAAGGACCATTAATGTCGGAAAGTACCGTTACATCACAATTTAATTTTATTAACTCTTTAGAGAGTTCATAAACATACATTTCAGAACCAGTGAAAGTCTTAAAAAATAGAGATGAAATTAAAACTTTAATAGGGGAATTAAGGTCTAAATTCCTATCTATTTTTATAGGTAATTTATCTTTGTTTTTTTCAGAAAATATTGCTCTGTTTTTTTCCCACTCAGTATTTGTTTGCCCGATTGAATAATGGGTTATCCGAATATCATATACAACACCTATTTTAACGTCTTCAATAAAGTTATTAAAACAAAAATCAACATCATACATATGAAACCCCTTAACCTCTTCATTGAAGTTACTCTTAAGATTCTTCTTATTTAAGACCATAAATAACCCGTCAACCAAAACGACATCTTCAATATCATTTCCCGTACTTTTTGAGTATTTGGACTCCCACTTTTTACCTTCGTGCTCATGGTTTACAATACCCTTCATGGTTTTTTTGTTTTCCCACCACATGCCGGATTTAGGTAGTTTAGTACTACCCGCGACACCAAGAATACCATAATTAGGACATTTTTTAAAATGTTTAATTATTTTTCTACCCCATCCCTTTTTTTCAAAATAAATATCATCGTGACAAAGTACTACAATATCATTTGATGACTTTTCTATGATAATGTTATACGCTTCAGATAAGGAATGGGTTCCAGGGTTCTCAAAAGATATGACCTCTACTTTGTGTATCCCGCAAGATTTTTCAATATACTCTTTAAATGAAGGGTCTATTTTTTTTGTACTATAACCTATTGTAATCATTAATCTTCAAATACTTCAATTTCTAATGTTTTCTTAGTCAGTTCAGTCCACTGACCTTTGTAACGAGTACCTCTAACAATATGATTATCAATCCAATGATAATTACCACCACGAGGTTTACCCATTAATAAATTACTATACTTGAACCCCCACTTATCCAACCATTCTTCGGTAATTTCTCTTACCTCTTCAGTTCGTGAAGTAAAAAATGTGATTATGTGACCTTCATTAAACCATCCGTTTAAGGTTTCTACTGAACCCTCATATGGTATAACCTGTCTCATTCTTTCAGATTCTTCATTAGGTACGTCATCAGTGATAGTACCATCTATATCAATTAGATAATTTTTAATACCGTCAGGTAAGGTAGGACTTGTAGCATACCCCTCATCATCGGTACTTGTTTTTAATTCAATAACTTTTTTCATAATTTTTTAATTTCCTGTAGAACCAAACCCGTTACTATTACGGTCTTTATTCTCAATTTTATCCACTCTCTTTAGGTTAATTTCAGAACCCTGAACCACAGGACATACAACCGCTTGTGCAATCTTATCTCCTTTAACTATACTTTGTACCTCATTACTCATATTAAAGACGATTACTTTAATTTCTCCCGTATAACCATAGTCTACTGTACCTGGAGTATTTAAGACTGATAAACCACGTTTAATTGCTAATCCACTTTTTGGTCTAACTTGTATCTCACATCTTTCGGGTACATCAAAATGAATACCCGTAGGAACTAACGCTCTACCAAATGGCTCTAAAGTAATATCGACATTAGACCTTAAATCAATTCCCGAATCGGTAGGGTAAGCGTACTCTAACTCCTTATTATCTGAATTCAAAAAATATTTTAATTCAACTTTACCTGTAAAATTGTTATTAAAACTTTCTTCAACATCGTCAACATTTACCCCTAAACTATTTAATAGTTCTTGAGGATTACTCATATCCACTTCATTTAATTTACCTTCTAAATCTTTTAAAGCTCTCAAACTTTCGTTAAGTTCGTTAAATTTTTTAAACATATTATTTTAAATTATAAATTTTATTCATCACATCCACTAAAACTTGAACATCCCTTTCACAATAATCGGCTATTGGAGTCAATCCATTTGAATTCCAATACGTGTCGTGTACCATATTTCCCGAAACTTCACCTGTTTTAGGACTATTTACGTCCATAGCAACACACATTAAATCAAGAGAGGCTGGTGAATTAAATGAACCGAATTGCCATAATTCTTTCGTGTCTACCGCTTTTAATTCCCATGGTTTTGTACCTAATTTTGGTAAAATACTTGGGGGTTTTATACCGTTACAAACAAATCTCTTAGACAGCATCGGCATATCGAATCCCTTTATGTTGTGACCACATAGGTGAAAATCAAGTTTTAATACTTTATTTAATAAATCTTTAACCCCTAGTAATAGTTTTTTTTCATCATCTTCTGCGAACGTAGTGGTGTGTACTTCTCCACTTGGTGTTATGAATGAAAATGAAGCTACAATAATTTTTGCGAAATCTGATATTAACGCCGCGTGATTGGTGAATATTTCATCTAAAGGTTTATCAACATCTTCAGGATATCTTTTCTCAAACCAATTTCGGTAACTTTCAAAAAGTCTACCCATTTCAGGATTCTTTTCATTTAAAGTGGTGTAGTCTTTTTCTATTCCTACAGTCTCTAAATCAAAAAATAATAATTTGTTTAATGGTACGTCTATCATTTTACTAAAGATTTATAAAATTCCGCTCTATTTTTAGTTACACTCTTTAAATCGTAAGTTCCGTTTACAGTTTCATAAAGTCTCTCACCTAAATCTTCCACCCATGATGGGTTTTTAATAAGCTTTTTCATGTATTTTGCCCAATCGCTGCCATTCCTACCTTTATCTACTAATAGTGCGTTACCGTCAACAAAATTTCCTTTATCTAATGAGTGTTTTAAGTCAATTGTGTATGGACCCACATCAGAAGCTATTAAGGCTTTTTTATAGAAACCGGCTTCAATTACCTTTAACTGAGATTTCATCCTGTTAAACATATGGTCTTTAATAGGTGCTAAAGACACGTCAAACTTAGAGTAATTTTTTGCGTAACTATTAATCGGTTGGGTCCATACTCTATGGTAAAAAACATCTTCTTCACTATAATCTCCTGGTTGGTACTCCATCAGGTACTTCATTTGTTTTTCATCTACGGTTTTATAACCATCCGTAAATATCTCCTCATATTTCTTCCATACGGTCTCATCAGGTTTGATAGGTCTCTTTTTTTCCTCCCCAGTCTCCCTATTAATTTCTGTTACATTACCTCTAATATCAAAACCACATAGGTACATCTGATAATCATTTTTAAACTCATTTAACCTATTAGTGGTACCTTCAAGTAATTTCAAGTCATGTAAGTGTGAGGAACCACCTAACCACCCAAACCTTAACCTATCACTAGGTTTAGTTTTTTCTGTGAATTGTGGTTCGTCGGGATTAATCGCGTTGGGTAAAACAAAAACGTTCTTATTTATTTTTCTTATTTCATTAGCAAATAATTCAGTAGTAGTTGTAACATAGTCAACACAACTCAAATTTTTCATTATATGTTGATTTAAATTATGTTTTTTTACTAATTCATATGCAGGATGCTCTTTTCCTGGTTGCCAATAATCATCAATATCTCCAATAGTAACAATACCCCAATCTCTTAACTGTTTAATAATTAAAGGGGACTGCTCATAATTCGAACCTATAACTCTATGAAAATGTACTATTTGATACTTCTTCCAATAGTTCTCGTCATTTATTTTTGGTTCGTAATCTATATCAACATGAAATTCATCGGAATAATGTTGTTGTAAAAACGTGTGAGGTTCGACAGAACGAAATTTACCTACTCCTGTTCTGTCTGATGGGAGTACTAACACATTAATTTTTGACATGACTTTTCTATTTAGAAAAGTATAGGAAAAAAAACTTAATAAGAAAAGTTATTGTTTTACTTTTTTAATTTTTGTAACCTTACCTTCAAAAATGTGTTTACCTACTCTTAATGAAAGAGTTTCATTAGCTTTTTGTGTAGATTCACTTAATAAACCTGAATTTTTTAATTCTTCTTTAACCACATCTCTAACAGTGTCTCTAACAACATCTCTTATCATTTGCTTTAGGTCAGAATCATTATTTGTTGGTTGAATAGTATTCTGTTCAGTTACCTTATTACCCATTAGTCTTGTAGCCCCTTCTATTATTTCATTAGAAAGTGACGGTCCATTCATTTGAGGCTGAACTATCGGATTTTCTAACATTAATTTTTTAATTTCTTCAGGTAGTTTTGAGTTTATAACTGCATCTTGACTTACTGGTTGAACATTAACCGTTTCCTGTATTGATGGTTGTGTCGGTTGTTGAGTCAGTTGACTGTCTATATTTTCCGGTATGTTGTATGTTGCGTTTACATTCTCACTCATGGGAAGTCCCGGTGATTGACCTCTTGGTACTTCGATGTGTTTATCCATTATTTTTTTGGACATCGCTAATTTTTGCATTAAATCACTCATGTGTATTGGGGTTCAGTTTTTTTAATTTAACTCTCAGGTATCAAACGTAGCGTTTAATAACATATTTATCATACTGTTATCTCCTGTTGGGTTGTAGTTAGGTCTCACTTCTGTAAAACTATCAGTAGTTGGTTGATAAGTCAATATTTTATCAACCCTAAAGAGTCTCCAGCTAGGTAATGGTTCTTCGCCTATAGTTGCTTTATGAGACGCCCCGTCTAAGTCCCATGCCCTTAAAACTAAATTGTTACCTCCCTTACTATAACCTACCGCAACGGGTTCGACTACTCTATAACCCTTTCCTCCAGGTTCGTCCCCATCGTAGTACATTGTAACGACAATTTTCTTATTAATCGAATCTTTAATATCATCTAAAGACGCAATTTCAGTTAATAAAGATTTAAATGTCGTTATTAGTTTCATCCTTCTACGTTGTATGGTTGACTTGAGTTGTACTTATTAACTTTTATTTCGTCTTTTCTTTCAAATACATCAGTTGACGTACCAGCATTTTGATTATAAACGTCTAAAAATGTACCAGTTCCTCTACCTAATTCATCTCCGTCAGCATTCGCATCAGGGTGTACAGATGAGTACTTTTCTGACTTAGGTGAGTAATCATTCCTTGGGAATAGTTTTGCTCTTTCCGCCTCAGCAATTGCCGATAACGTATTTTCTGGTTGTGCAAAATCTAATTTGTCATTTTGTGTTGCCATTATTCTATTGTTTTAAATAATTTATTTATTTTTTTAATTTCTTCAGTTATTGAAGTATCAAACTTATTAATTCCTTTTTCATGTTTATCATGAGGGTTAACTATTATACCTTCTTTTTCATGATTGTCGATAAATTGATTATCCATTCCAGTGTCAGACTTAACAGTCTTTCCTTGAGACATACTATCCCTCCAATGATTAAGTACGTGGTCACACCATTTATGCATTCTGTGACCCCCGTTTAAAACAAAAGGCGAATCTTTACCATCTCCGTCATAGGAATCAAACCAGTTTTTAATTCTTTTTAAAACCGGATATCCAACAACGCCTTTTTCCCTTAAATCTTTATTTCTATTGTAACCCTCAACGTTACTGTCCCCTTCCACCATTTCAAAACTTTTTTGTAAATGGGTCTTTAAAGATTCAGGTAATTTAGCCTTTCTATGGTACAAATCTTTATTCATTTTTTAACATCTTAACTAACTGAGGTATTGATATACCTTCAGTTTCGGCCATATTTTTCAAGGATTTTAAATTTCTTTTAATGATTGGAGACACCGAGTCATCAGACAATTCTTTTTTATTCAAACCTTTATCGTCAGACTTTAAGACTAATGAGTCCTCAGCCATTTTTATAATATCTTCTTTAGTGAATTCTTTTTCAATTAACCTCATAGTATCAATAAAGTCTTCTCCCTCTTCCTTTTCAATTTTTTTATTTACTGGTATCTTTTCATCTTTACCCATTTCCGCCGCCCTATTTTTTGCATCCTCAGGACTAAATTCAAAGGTTTTAATAAAGTAATTTATAGTTTCCTCAGCATTCATATCTTCAGTATCTTCACGACCAAAAGCCCCTGATATATCTTCTTCTCTGACTAACGACTCACCATAATAAACTCTATATCCTCTCATAAGTGGGTCTTGGGTTTGATGTCCTGATGCGACTCTTTTATCCATTGTACTTAGACCAGGGGCACTAGTTCTTGGGTCAATTAAAGGAACTTTAGAATTATTCATGGTTCCGTCAAAATCAATTAACTCATCTAATTCTCCTTTAGGTTCTTCTAAGTCTTTCACTTTATTTTTAAAAGTGTCATGAGATTTACAAGGCATAAAAGGTTTTCTTTTGTGTTTGTGAAATCCTTCACAACCCAGTTCTTTAGATGCGTCTAACGCTTCTTCTTTTGTTCTAAAAAGATACGACTTCATATTTAGTTTTTTTCTATAAATACATCGAAGGAAGTATTTATCATAAAAAAGGAGTATGCCCGGGCAAAATATTAAAAATTATTATTTTAATAGATTTGATGCAAAATTGTCTAATATTGACGATTTTGACATTACACTTTCTTCGGATATCGACGGATATAACTCTGAAGTGGTATTTTCACCTAATTTAATAGGCGAAAATAACGGTAACGTATTACCCATCAATATTGATTTAAACTCTAATTTATCTAATCAAAAAGAAACCTTACTGTGGGAAAAATATTACTCAGGTAACACTTTAGTTTCTAAAAACTATTATAACCCAAACAATGACGATTTATTTTGTGAAACTGCCACTACCTTATGTGATATTGGTTTAACAGCTACAGATAATGGATTATATGACAAAATGACAGGTAAAACCCTGACATTCACTATGGGCTTAAATGATTTTGAAAAGTTTAATCCTCATTATTATGATAGAAGGTTTAAGATGCACCCCGTTACAGGTTATACCGAATCACCTAATCATAGATTTTCGGGTAACACTAAAAGGACTTTATATAATATAGTTTCTTATAATGATAGTGACGTAGGTTATTATAACGAACTATATGGTGGTTTTTATCAGGGGTTTTATAAGTTATTTGGTTACGATTATGAGGTTTTTCCTGAAAGAGTTAATAAAGGTTGGTCATCGGAATTATTATTAAAACCTAGATTAGAAAATAAATTTACACCTGATTCAGATTCTTTGTATTTAAATGATGTCTACTCAGGAAATTCAGGTACTTTCTTTTTCATGGGTACGAGGTCCGAAAATAAATATTACCATCCCGCGTCAGGAAGCCCATTAAACGATACGGGTTATACAAGAGTTACCTCATCGTTGACGGAGTGTATTAAAACTTGTGCATGTTCAGACACTGGAGTCACTAACTCAGACTGTCTTTTAGTTTATCCGCAAACTGCGGTCACACAAACACACGGAATAAGTAGTTGTGGTGGGTACACTGAGGAAATACCTAAAAAATTACCCGACCCCGATTTAGATTTATTTTCTAACGCGTTTTCTGTTAGATTTTCAGGAGACCCATCTAATCCTAAAATTTGTGTAAAATACATTAAATTTACCGGTGACTGTATAACTACAGGTACTTGTGAAAATACAGGAGTTACTTATAGTTCAGGATATACAATAGTGGAGACTTGTTCTACGGATACGATTTATAAGGATTGTATTTACACTGCATGTACCTCGTCAAGTGAGGAATCATGGGTTATGATAAGTACAGTATTTGAAAGGTATATTACTTTGGAGGATTGTGATTTATTAAATTGGGGAGGATTGGGGGATGTTCGAAAATTATTATTCCCGTCTGAGTTAAATGGCGCCTCCACAAACTTAATAATGCCACCTCAGACACATTCTGGAACCACAAAAGAAGAACAAAGAACATATATTAATTTAACACAAAAATGGTTTGAAGATAGGATAAAAAGATTAGGTATATTAAAAATTTATATTAATGGTTACCTGTTTATGGAAATTCCTGATTTTGAAGAAATTATTCCCCATGAACTTAATACCGAAAAAGAAAAACAGTTAGGAGTACCTTTTAACATATCTATAGGTGGTGGAACACAAGGATTAAGGGAGAGTTTAATATTTAGTGGATGTTCAGGACTTACGGGTCCATATATTCAAGACCCTGAGTTAATGCCAAACGAAACTTTATCAGGTACGACTTTATCAGGTCTTACCACTGACATTATTATGGAACCTGACTTTGGGGGTACTTTTATGGGGGGTATTTCACAATTTAGAATGTATGTGGAGCCCCTTACCGCACCTGAAATACAACACAATTTTAGGGTACTTAAAGATAAGTTCAATCTATATGATTTTTGGTGTAAAGACTGTATTGAATGTGTTGACTCAGATTGTCGATTAAACGTAGTAGGGAGTATTAGTTAATTATGAATTTTTATATTAGAAAAAATAGCACACTACCGAAACTAACCGTTGAGGTTTTTATAGATGATGAAAATTCTTTTTGGTCATCTAACGATGATTTTTCCGCATCAACCATTACGTTTAACATGAAAAGTGAGGAGACTGGTTTTTATACTATTATTAATAAGCCTGTGTCAGTAAAAGTAAAAAGGTCAACAAATTCAGGTCCTATTAAAAGTTATTACTTGGAAACTCAATTCACACAAAAAGAAACCTCAAAATTAGGGGGTTATATTAGTGAATTTAAAATTGTAGGTCAAAGAGGTACCGAAATATTACCAATACAAAACGAAATTAAAATTAATGTAATAGACTCTTTCGCTAACCCTGATATGTGTTGCCGACCTAATATTAGAGTTTCACCTACACCACAACCAACACCAACCTCGTCTATAGGTATTAGATGTGAGTTGGTGGTTGAGGCTTCTGTAAATAATATAACTCAGACGACAACACCTACACCTACCATAACGCCGACACCTACACAAACAATAACACCAACACTCACACCAACTAACTCTATAACACCAACACCAACACTCACACCAACTAATTCAGTTACTCCTACCAACTCAGTTACACCAACACCAACACTCACACCAACTAATTCAGTTACTCCTACCAACTCAGTTACACCAACACCAACACTCACACCAACTAATTCAGTTACACCAACTAATTCAGTTACTCCTACCAATTCAGTTACTCCTACCAACTCAGTTACACCAACTAATTCAGTCACTCCTACCAATTCAGTTACACCAACTTCTTCAGTCACTCCTTCATTAACTCCGACACAATCAGTGACACCAACAAATTCTGTAACTCCCACCATCTCAATAACTCCTACCAATTCAGTTACGCCTTCATTAACTCCGACACAATCGTTGACACCGACCAACTCAGTAACACCAACACCATCACTGACACCTGGCTCATCTACAACACCTACTCCATCTATCACACCTACTAACTCAGTTACGCCTTCATTAACTCCGACAAACTCTGTAACACCAACCAATTCAGTTACACCAACTATTAGTGTAACTCCTACTAATTCAATAACTCCGACAAATTCTGTAACACCAACTAATTCGGTAACCCCAACTTCTTCAGTCACTCCGACAAACTCTGTAACACCAACTATTAGTGTAACTCCTACTAATTCAATAACTCCGACAAACTCTGTAACACCAACCAATACAATAACTCCGACAAACTCTGTAACACCAACTAATTCGGTAACCCCAACTTCTTCAGTCACTCCGACAAACTCTGTAACACCAACTATTAGTGTAACTCCTACTAATTCA